AAATGCTGGGTTAAGAACAAACTTAACATTTGCCAAGAACGGAATTACATATGAAGTATAAGCAAATCCAAAGTTCAAGTCCATACCTTTACCAGTGATAGCACCAATATCAGCAGCCTGAATTAACAAACCTGAAGAGATAGCTTCTTGCTTGATGGCCTCATTAACCATACGCATACCACCCATACCAGTTTGTACAATAAGAGATCTTTTTGGATCTGGTCCTTGGAACTCAACCTTACCATTGAAGAAGTTATAGATCTCTCCACGGAATAAGTCAAGAGTAAAGTTATTCTTGTTGTATACTCTTTTGAACGCATTGTTCAACTGTTGCCAAAGTCCAACAGACAATCTGATATCATCTGGACCATCTTGCTTAACTTTACCTCCTTGTCCCCACATTAAGTAAGTCTCAATGTCAGTTGCAATTTTAGAAAGGTGAGCTGCTTCCATGTTTGTCAAGAAAGTTCTAGAAAGATCTCCATTGTCAAATGCTTTTTTAACAGCGTCTTTACCCATAACTTTAACCATATCCTCTAAAGATGTGATTGATGGGTCTAAAGTGTTTTTGTCAAATGTTCTCCAGATTTCAGTTACAGGAACTGTACCATCTGCATTCATACCACCTTTGATCATTAAGTCTGCTCTAGAGGAGATAGAATAATGTACGTGAGCTTCTGCACCACCAACAAAGTTATAGTATTCACGGAAACCAGCTTGAGTGATGATGTCAGAGAATCTTTCACCATACTCACCTCTTGCAGAACCTTTTCTGAATAATCTAGTTCCATTAGCCAAATACTTGTTATCCAAATATTTAGTGTTATCATTATTTACCAACTGTACAGTATAGATATAACCGTCACCTAATGGAAGGATATCCTCATCTGTAATGTACATCTCTACACCATTGTATTTGTCATAAGTGATGATATCACCATGTCCAAATTCTCTACGGCTAATTTTAATTTTGAAGCTTGTACCATCAACACCTTTGAAAGCATTAAGTGGTTCAATATCTTCAATTACATATGGAAGATCTGTAGAGACCGGAGTCTGCCACTTATACTCTCCGCGAGCATTATCAACCATAATTACATTTTTGCCACCAAAGCTAGAAAGCTGGTAAAGCGGCATTTCTACTTTTTGAGCCATAGCCCAAAGGTCTACTGGACCTAAATCCATAGGTTCAGCATCTTTTAACATATTCACTAAGTGATAAGAGTCTACATGCGATGACGCTTGGTAGGCTGTATCTCTTAGGAATATCCCATTGTTTAAAATTGGAGTTGCCATTTTTATATTTGTTTTATTTGTTACTTAATTAAAATCTCTTGAACATGTTAGATCTTGAGATAGTTTTTTGTGGTTTACTAGTTTTTGTTTTATTATCATATTCTCTATCATCATTAACAGAAGAAGTTAATTTTCTAGATTGTTCTGTTTTCAATTGTCTTACTGTTTTTTCTACAGCTTGTTTTCCACCTTGATCTTTAATCTTAGTTTTGTATCCATCTGGATCTGCAAGTAACCATAGTGCTTCTGCAATAAGATCATGTCTTGGTTCTACAAACTGATACTTCTCTAATAAGTGTCCAAGTAAGTTTGTAGGTTTACCAGAAATAGAAGGGTAGTTAGGTTGAACTAATCCTGAGAATAAAAGACTTTGAACTTTTCTATCTAACTTCAAACCTCCTAATTCACCTACAGAAAGTGTATTATAAACACTATCCTGATAAGCTTTAGCTTGTGAAGCCTGTTGTTCTTTTTTGTATTCTTGTTCTGCAAGCTTTCTTGCTACAATCTCCTCTTGCATTCTATCCAACTTTGGCTTAAATTGTTCAGCCTTTTGTTGAAGTCTTCCCATTTCATGCCATTCTTGAACCTCTGATTCAATTTCTTCTGGTGTTCCAAATTGTGTAGCGTATAAATATTGTCTTGCAATTTCTGCTTGATCATATTCATTTGATGTGTCAAGATCATACATCTCTTCTACTTGTGCAAGAGTTCTAAATAAACCTTTCAAATCTTGCCCACCATCAGCTACATATTTAGCTGCAACTTGAAGTTCTTCAGGCAATGCTTGGAAAAACTCTTTTGGAGTATTTTCTCTAACTGCATTTTCTCTTTCTTGGAAGTTTGCTTCAAATAATTCACGGAAATCTTTTGTAGTATATTCTTCTAATGGTTTATCATCATCAAAAGGTACTAGAGATCCTTCCTCAATCATTTTAATTGCTAGTTCAGCAAGACCTGATTTATCAACCTTTGGTCTGCCTTTATTACCAGCATCCTCTTCCTGAGTAATTAGATTGTCTAACTCAGCAATAGTTTCTTCTACTTCTTCTTTCTTTGCTACTTCTTCTTTAGAAGCAGGCTTGTCAAGGAACGTGGTGTCTACAGTCTCTTTAGAGAACATAGACTTAGGTTTTTCTTCATCTGCTGGAAGCATTACATTTTCTGCTCCTGGCATTCCAAACATCTCATCAATGTTTACATCTACTTGTTCTACCTTTGTAGAATCTTGCACTTGGTCTTCACCTAGTGCTTTATTTAATTCATCCATATGTGTTGGTTTTGTTTATAATTTAATATAAGAAATAAACTTCAAAAATTTATAATGCTAAAAAACTTTTTTCTCACTATATAGCTAAATAGCTTATTTATTTTTGTTGTTTTTATTATCATATTTATTTTTATTTTCTTGAGCTATCTGAAGTTGTTTATCAGCTATATCTCTTTGAGCTTGAATCTTTTCTCTTTCAATCTGAGACTTCTGAGATTCAATAGACATTCTATTTACTTCCTTTTCTCTTTGTAAATCAGTTTGTTGCTGATATTGTTCAGAAGATCTAATCTCTTTCATTTGATCTGCATAATCTGACATCTCATTTTTATTTACATCAGCCATAGATCCATAACCAGCAGCTCTGATTTCTGCAACTAAGATATCTCTTTGTCTATCTTTCTCTTTCTCAGCAGCTTGAGAATCAATTTTCATTTGCTCAATCTCCTGTTGTTTTTGAAGTTGTTGTTCTTGCATTTGCTGCTGATTCTGCATTTCTTGTTGCTTCATCTGCTGTTGTTTTTGATCAGAAGCTTTCAGAACTGTATTTACTTCAGCAATAGAATCTGCTTGAACAATTTTACCAAGATCATAAATACTAGCACCAGTAGTATTATTTTGAATAGACATTTGTTTTAATTGTTCAAGAATAGCTCTATGGTTTGCAGTAGTAGAACAGAATATATTTAAATCTCTCATTAAAAGATCTGTACCATTAATTTCAAAATTAACTTTTTCATCAGCCGCTGTAATATAAGTTAATCTTGTAGATGGTTTAGTAGAATTATAATACTGAGCTAAGTCAGTTCTCATTTGATGTACTCTTGGCATTAAGTAGTCACAGTGCTGAATAAAGAATACTTCTGTTTGAGCATATGATGCACTTATTGCTTGCTCCACTCCAGTAGCTGTTGTCTGAGATAATTGCTGCCCCATTCTTTGAGGATTTACCCCTATAACCTCATACGCCTGTTGTTTAAAGTAATTGGCTAATTGTATCCTAGACATTAATCTATTTGTTTGTTCTAGATCTAGTTTTTGGAAATGGTTAAAGTTTAATGCATTCTCAGTATTTGTAATAGATGTATCTAAAGGTAACATCTGAAAATTCTTCATGGCTACATATGCCTTAGCATAGTTTCCTTTACCCCAGTCTTCACCAAGTGAATGTTTAGGTAAAGCATTTTGATCTAAAAGAATTACTGTACCAAGTTCATCTACTAAGATATCTGCTATCTGATTGTTTACAATGTTGTATCCAATCTGATATGGCTTCATTAAGTCAATAAGTGCTGTAGACTTAGTATTTCTATCAGAGAATACAGATCCTTCTACAGGAAGTTTACAACCATATAAACTTTGATCTCCTTTAAACTGAAACTTTAATGGTCCAATTTTATTTTTTTGAATACCAATATAGATAGGTGAAAATCCGCCAGGATTATTCATACCCCAAAATGAAGGAATGTTTGGTCCAATTTTTATACCACCCCAAACTTCATTAATCCAGATCCAATCTATATGTTCACCAAAGAGTAAATTATCTCTTGTTTTATTTTTAAATAATCTAGTATCATACATTGGTTTATCAATAACTTTATAATCTTCAGTAACTATTTCATTAGTTACTTCACCATTCTCAGTTATTTTAGTCAAATGCCCAACTTTTCTTTGAGACTTCCAATATGCTTGTGTTACTCTAAGTAAGTATGCAGTACCTTGATCAAAGTAATCTTCTCCTTGTGATAATATTTGATTTATAATATCACCGCCATCCATAATAGAATTGGCTCTAGCAGTAGTATATTGTCTATATGCAAGAGATGGCATATTGACATTCCATTCATGTGATTTAGTTCCATCATAATATGTACCATCATTTTGATATCCTCCAACAATATAACCACCAGATCTAATTGGATAAATAGCTTCACAAGCTTTTAACTGTTCTTCAGTCATGATGTAACCATACTTGTCTATTACATCTGATACAGTTAACATATCTATTTTACCTACCCAGTTACCTTGAGAAATATATCTTACATCTGGAGATTTATGATAGAAAGTAACTACTGGATTCCAAAGTTCTACTTCATAATCATCTTCCATCATATGAAAATGCCAGAACTCTCTATCAGTAATAAGCATATCTCTAAATGCTCTTTCCTCTAATTCTTCTATTCTAAATCTTTCTACATCTACTTTATGTTGATGTGAAGCCCATTGTTCAACAAGAGATCTATAATCTTTTTTAAAAAAGCTTTCAATTTCAGGAAGAGTTTTTAATTGTTCTGGATTTAATTGTTGTTGAGCTTCTTCAGATTTTGGATCTAACCCTTGTTCTAGTAATGCTGCTGAGATTTTTACTTGTGCTTGAGAAAGAAGAGTTTCTTCCAACATCTTTCTCTTTTGTTCCATCATCTCATTATAAGAATACTCATCAACAGTTTTATATGTAAGCTTGGTAGATCTTTTAGCAAATTCAGCTACTAAGACATTAATAACATTTGGAATAATAGGATAAAACTTTAATTCTAATGCTGTTGCTTCTTCTCTTGTAAGTAATTCTACAATGTCTTTATATTCATTATTTTCTTCAATTATATAATCTGATCTATCAATAATACCTTTTGCAAGTTTGTAATTTTTCATTAACCTTCTTGCATTTCTTCTAATTTGCTTAAGACCATTCCATTCTAACCAGTCTAAATTCCAGGCAGCCCATTCTTCATCTTTATCTACTTTAGATAAAAACTGTAAAGGTTGGGTAATACTACCCATCCTGTTTTGCTCAACCTTAGCACCTTTCTTTAACTGTAATGCGTTATATACTTGCATAGTTATTTTATATTTTTAAATGGTGATTTTTTAAATACATTACCATTTGTTAATCTACCATTGTTACCTATATGCCTAAATGGACTACTATTTAATTTAAACAAATTTTCTGACTTTTGCAAGTTTTTAGCAGCATCATCCATAATCATTCTTTTAGCATATCCTCTATTTGATTGCTGAACTCTCATAAATGCAACTAATGCTGTAAATGCTACAAGTCTATCCACGTTAACTCCATCTGCATATTCTTGCATCTCTTTGATTAACATAGGATCTGGAATTCTTTCTATTCCATATTTTGTTCTTACAATTGTACCATCAGGTTTTGTTTCTGTATCTAGTTCTTCTTTACAATACTCTATTACATAACTTAATAAGTGAGCCTTAAATAAACTACCAGTATTTCTCCATCCATATTCCTGATAAACATTTGTATTTGAACCAAGATCTTTTAAAAACATGATTTGACTTTTGGGTACAAGATATCTTTGTTTCTTTCTAGATATCATATACTGTATAAATAATGACACGTTACTTTCTATAAGTGCCCATGCATTATACCATTCTATTATTAGTTCTAATCTTTGGTGAGTTTTATTAATATCATCAAATCTTCCGCACCAAGCAGCTACTATTTTATCTTGTTCTATATATGTTTCTGTTTCAGGACCTGAATGCTTTGTTACTTGAACTGGAGCTTTCATTACATATATGGAACACAGTGATTCTGAGGTAGTTGTCTTTCCCTCTGACACAGGGTCAATAGATGCATAGTACTGACCAAAAGTTGGATCCTTAATTGGTCTTTCCCATACAACAAGAGTTCCTGTTTTATCTTCTAACTTTTTAGATACAGGGAATTGCATAATGGGTAACTTATTAGTTTCCTTTACTGCAGGTTTTCCATTCTCATCATAATATATATCTAGAAATTCATATGCATATTCTTTCTCATCTATTCTTCTCTGCTGTGCTGTAACAAGATGTGGTGGGAATACAGATACTGATCTATGTGCAAATGCTTCTTCAATATTTCTAGGATGCTGAGATATCCTTAACTGGTAATCTTCCGGAGATAATTCTTTCTTCCATTTTTCAAATTGATCTTCTAAAGCAACTAATGCATCTTCTACAAGTGAATTACCGTATTTATCTATATGTGGTGGCATAGACCATTGTTCAGGAATAAACAAACCTGAGAGACCTTCTGTTCCATTTTTATCAATAAGATTTGTTTCTACTGCATAGATATCTTTAGATGTAGGATTTAGGATCATATCCTTCAAAGGATTGCACTGAGATAAATCCCCCACTGAACCCGCAGCTATAAACATACCCGTAGTAATTAAACCAGATCTCATTGCTGGTCTCATATATTCATATGTCTGATCCATTTTAGGAGCAATACCCGCTTCCTCATGGAAGAAGAACTTTACCGGACCCCCTACACCATTTGTAGGATCTTTCTCAAATGACATGCCTTGCATTGTTCCTTTAAGACCAACCTCATTCTTTCTATCTCCTTTTCTAACTTCTATCTTCTGCTGCCACATCATTACCTTGTGTGGAGTCATTGGTCTATACCATGCAGTATGCTCATTTAGGAATGCAGCATATTCATCTAAGAACTTCCATGAGCCTTTCTCATTTATATAGTCTTTAAGACTTGCTCCTATCTTTAATGTAACCCCAGACTCAAACCAGATTTGATTTAAAAGCTTAGCCATATGAAAGTAAGAAGAAGCTATCTGACGTTTTTTAAGAATAGCTACATGCTTAAAGTTGAGCTCTGCCAATAGTTCATAGAGGGCCATGTGATACTGTGCATCCCGTATTTTGGCAAAGTCAAAAATTTGCTGTTCTTTATCAAATATTGGTAGGAAATTAAGCCACATGTAATAGTCTCTAGTAAGGTACCATATGTTGTCTCCTGATTTATAGATAACTCCTCTTCTACATCTGAGTTTTTGTTCATCCCAGTAATTGATAAAATCTTTGGATTTAAATGGAGAGTCGCAGTAATATCCATTTTCTCTGAATTTTCTTGATTCAGAATTAAACAATAAGCTAGTTTCATCAAAGTTATATTTACCTGGTTCTTTAAATAAATCTCTTAAAAACTTGGCAAACTCTTCTCTTGAAGAAAAGTCTGTAACAGTCCAAGTTCCATTATCATAGGTTGGTATGTTCTCAAATATCTCCATTACTGATCATATGCCATTCCAATACCACCTCTTACTCTACTAGATTGTTCTTCTTGTAGATCTTTATATGCACCCTTAAATGATGCTCTAATTGCTTCATAGTTTTTAGCAGCATTTACTAAAGCTGTAATATTGCCATCGCGCCCGTGTGTGATAGGTGTAGTCTCCATGTATCTACCTAATCTATCTAACATGGATGCAATTCCTTTATATGCTCTGGATGTAGGAGTTTCAAACATTCTTTGGCAAAACTGCAATGCTATGTATATATCTTCATCTTCAGTAGAAAAGTCTGCTTCTATTTGATCTAGAATTAAAGACTCTTTATCTAAATCCGGAGTATAGAAAAATGGATTTAAATCAGGATTAGGACATGTCATGTAAAATAAGTACTGATATATCTTGATATAATTATCAGGATAGTTATCCATAACTACCTTAAGAGCCTTTAGGGTATAGCAATGTTCTGTGGGAATTACTTTACCATTCTGTATGTCAAATAGTTTTACAATCATTTCTTTTTAATTTTATCTCTGTTATCATGTAAGTAGTGCATAATTGCAATTACCTCATCTTTTAAATATGGTATTTCCATTTGTATTACATCTTTAACAATTGGGTCTCCATTATTATCATAACTAGTTAAAGGATATCCATGTTTATCTAAACTTTCTGTTTCAAATACTATGTGATGGATAAATATTTTTCCTGGTTGTAATTTAGGATTATGCTTTAGTATCATATACATATAGATGCTTAACTGCAAACAGTAGTGATTAAAATTACAATCATCTAAACTAGATACAGGAGAGAGCATTTTCTCAGATACTCCCTCCCAATCTTTGTAAGATTCAGTCTTAATCTCTTTATTAGTTTTATAGTCAATAATGTTTACTTTACCATTAACTACTTCTACGAGATCTGACTGACCACAGATGCCTGCTGATTTAAGATAAACCATATGCTCTGGATACACGCCTGGTTCTAGTTTTTGTGATGGAGCTAACTTAATACCGTCATTTAAATCTGTTGGTTTAAACACAGGTACAGTTACACCTTCCCTTTCTATTGAAGCTAAAGCACATAAGTCAGCTTCTCTTTGGTTGTGATAAAAGGTACCAAGAGACATTGCTCTTTCTGATTCAGCATTCCAAATAGATACAATCTCTTTTGGATTATAGCCGTACCACTTAGATCTTTTATTCTTACAAACCTTCTTTGCTACTTTCTCAGCATCAAAGGGTATCTTAAAATGTGATACCAAAGTTGTTACACTTATCCAATTAATTTCTGAGCCATCATTGCTTTTATAGCTATGATCTTTGGCATTGAATACTATACTCATAGTTTTTCTAATTCGTCTTCTTGTTCTTCAGTAATTAAAGCATCCCATTTACCTAATGGACATGATGCTGATAGAGATCTAGTTTTAAAAGCAAGAGAGCAACCGCATTCATTACAGCATGGAGCTGTACCTTTTACTGCACACTTCTTACCTTTTTCTGGACACTCATCACAGATGTCATATCTGAGTCTTGAGATTTCTTCTACAGTTTCATCTCTAATAACTGAGTTTTTAATTCCCTCAAATATTTGAGATCTGTTTTGCCAAATAAGATTAAGTACGTTTTTCATTATTTTTGGTTTTAAAAAAATTAGTTTTTTTATCTTTTTCCTTTAGAATTTTTTCTTGAAGTTTTATTAGATTATCTAATTTAATTTCCATTGCTTTTTTATTATGGTAAGCCTTAAATGTTGAAGTATCATGACCATCTAAAACTTTACGTAATTTATCTATTCCTTTTTTTACAATCATTGGTTTTGCAGTTATATGACCTAAACCATCTATGTTTATTCTTGGATAAGATAAATCTGTAAGTAAATTTCTTACGTTTTTATAATAAAATTCAATTATACTTTCAACTAAATTCTCTTCATGTGAATTTTCTTCAGCAAATTCTTTATAAAATTTATTAGCCTTTTTAGGATTCATTGCTTAAAAACTTGTAATCTAAAAGTATCATACCTTCTGTTTGTATTTTTAAATTTGGATTAATTAAAATTTGCTTTTTATTATCAGCATCTTTTATAACTAATCCAGTTTTCTCAGCTTTATTAATACAGTTCCTTACAGTTTGTGCTGATTTAAATATTGGATCTTCTTCTGAAGATGCGTCATAGCAAAAATTAGTAAGTTCAATAGGTTGATTAAAACTTAAAAGAGTCAAGCAATTAAGATCAGATTCACTCATTGTTATACGATTAATATAACAATGAGCTAGTATCTGAAATTTTACAACCTCCCACTTAGGCATTTTTACACGCTTCTGTACTTGGTTTACTAATGCCATGATTAACCTCTTTTAAGTTTTCTTTTACCCTGTTCTGGTATATTAGGATTATTATCAATATCATGATCTGAACCCATATCTTCATCATCATCCTCTTCTTGTGAAGGATTCATCATCATTGCATACTGATATTGAATATTTGATCTTTTAAATCTTGTTTCATCAATTTCTAATAACAATTTTTCATAATCTAATTGAGCTCTAAGGTATGGCATTGACTCTCTATAAAACTCAAGCATTTTTTCTTTTTGCTCTGCTAATTGTTCTGGGGTCATTTCCATTTCTGGTTGTTGATTTTTTGTTTCCATAAGACATTAATTTATATTAGTTTACACAAATATATATAAAATAAGTTTAAATAAAACAAGTTTAAATAAAAAATCCAGGTATAGTATATACCTGGATTACATTACTTAGAGAAGAGTAATTTATTTTTTCTTCATTTTTATCATGCCACCTTTTTTCATTTTACTTTTAATGGCACCTCCATTTTTTTCATATGACTTTCTTACAAGATCTTCATATGATAATTTTTTAGGTGTTGTAGTTCTTTTTTTAATAGCGTCATTTAATGCCTTTTTTGCATTTTGCCCATCCACATTAAGGAAGTCTAATTTTTTACCAGATTCCAATCTAGCAATTTGATACTCACTTAAAGGCTTTCCATTTCTTGGATCTATTTTAGGAATTTCTTTTTTTAGTTTTGAAACGTCTTGCATAACATTTTTAACTGTTTTTACAATTTTGCCTGACTGTGCTTTAGACAATTTTTTGTTTATCTTTTTCATGATTAACGATTTTTTATTGTAAGATTCAATATAGTTAGTAAATAAAAGTTTCTTGAGATATCCATTTCAAATGTGAAGAAGTCTAATGATGATAGTCTAAGTCTAATCATTATCTTATCCCATTGCTTAGCAGATGATTTCCAAGAGTTTCTAAATTTCATATTATAGGTTTTTTAACATTTCTATTACTTTAGGATCTGGATACATATCACTCTTATCTTTTCTTACAGAGTTATGTGTATAGATTCCAGGTACTCCTTTAAATGCTTCTTTATCAATTGCCCAGATTTCTGATCTATAAGTTTTAGGAATATCATAGGTCTCACATAAATACTCTACTAGTTGTCTTAAAGATTCTATCTGTGCATCTGAATATTTGTACCAATATTTGGTACCTTTAAATGGTGTTTCTAGTGTTGTAACATTCTCAGGTTTAACTACACCATTTACATAGTTATAGTATTT